TATGTATTATTTAAATACTTTAAAAATGCCAAAGACAATATCTATAAACTGTCCAGACACTACAATGTGGACAAAAAAAAGACTTAACAAAGAAGTCTACTTATTAAAAGAAAACCAAGCTACTAGAATAAATATTAATTTGGCAGAATAAAGTTGTATACATATTTTGTCAGTAAGTTAATTTTCATTATCTTTATAAGGTAGATGGAAATAACCATTTATAGTAAAACAAACAAAATGAAAGATAAAAAAAACAGACAGTATAGGTCAAGACAAGGTCGTACAGACAAAAGCTATAGTGACTCAATGACTACATTAATGATAGCATATTTAGGAATAATAATTTTAATAGCAATAACATCAATATAATGGGAACATCAAAAGACAATTTAATTCAAAGAATTGAAGAATTAGAACAAGAAATTAAAGACAGTAAAAAAAACAATGTAAGTTATATACACGAGACAAGCCATTTGTATTGTAGCGATGGAGAAATGCACATCCAATATGGAGATTTTAAAAATGAGAATTGGGTGGTATATAATACAGACCAGTTATTTAAAGACCTACCTTTTATTATTAATCAAGTTATAAAAGAAAACAAGAAAATGCAGAAAATGTATTTAAATAGTATTGTAACAGAATTAAAAGAAATTGACTATAGTATTTTACAGGACGAAGATGTTGAATATGATGAACAGTTAAAAAATGACCCAAGTGAAATATAACTCAGACTTTAAATATGACTTAGACCTAGGTCAGTTAGGTGAAAAATTAGCAGTAGATATATTAAGTAATAAAAAAGTAGAAGTTAAAACAGATTATAAAGCTACAGATACTGGAAATCTATTTATAGAATATTTTAGTAGAGGTAAAGATAGTGGTATTACTATATCAAAAGCTGAGTTTTATTGTTTTGTAATTTCAAATGAAAATATAATATTTATAGAAACTAAAAAGTTAAAAAACTTATGCAGAAAATATCTTAACACTAGTCGAGATGTTTTTGGTGGAGACAATAATTCTAGTGCAGGAATATTATTACCTTTAAATGAATTAATTAAATAATTATAGTATGAATAAAACAAACCCATTTGAAAATGAAATTTTTGACCATTATCGTCAAAGAGCAATAGCAATTAATAAAGCGATTGAACTATTAATAGAACATAATTATACTATTATAGATTTAGAAGGAAAATTTATTACAAAAGATAAAATCAATTTAAACTTTAAAGAATCAAGCAACTACAGAATACCTAAATTAAAAGAAGAATGATTTTACTTATAGATGCAGACAGCTTAATATTTGCAAGTTGTTATAGACACAGAGAAAAACCTACAGATGATAAATACTTTGATACTTTAGAAGAGTGTGTTGCAAAATTTGATGAGCAATTTATGAAAATTGTAAATGATTTAGAAGAAAAATATGACGTTGAGAAAGTCATAACATTTAACGGTAGTAAAGGTAATTTCAGAAAACTAATAACTAAGAAGTATAAAGCTAATCGAAAAAAACAAGAGTTACCACCATTACTACACGATATGCACCAGTATGTTAAAGAACAATACAATAGCATATTTGGTTTTGGAATTGAAACTGATGATTTAGTAGCTAGATATTGGTATCAACTTACACAAGAATTTGGTAGAGATAGTGTAATGATAGTTTCTATAGATAAAGACTATAAACAGTTTCCGTGTTTAATGTATAATTATCACTATAAGCACAAAGTAATACTAGACATCTCAGAACAAGAAGCATTATATAACTTTTACGAACAGATGATTGTAGGAGACACAGCAGATAACGTAAATTACTTTAAAGGTAAAGGTAAGAAGTTTGCTCAAAAATATTTTGTAGATTGCAAATCTAAATATCAATACACTAAAAAATTATATAAATTGTTTCAAGATAAATACAAGGGTAAAGCAAAACAGAAATACACAGAATGTTATAACCTTTTAAAATTGAGAACAAATTAATGGAAAACTTTACACCAATAGAAATTGCTAATAAGATAATTGAAATATCAGGATTAGATATATTTAAAAACACTAGAGCTAGTAAATATGTTGCTCATAGAGCATTATTAACACACTTATTAAGAAACAGATTGTCAATGAGATGGACTAACATTGCTTTGTTTTTTACTAAAAATGGTAAGCCGATGATTCACTCTAATGCTATATATTTAAATAACCAATATGAATCTTTTAAAAAACCATTCCCTCATTTAGATGAAATAGAGAAAATGTTTACATTTAAGAGTAATCTGAATTATGATGAAATTGATAGAGTACATTATCTGGAAAATAAATGCGTTAAATTAGAAGAAAAAAACGTCAAGTTAAATGATTTATTAAACCATCCAATGTATAAAGTAATTCATAATGTGCCTGAAAATTTGAAAGATGAGATTGGTGCTAAATTGAAATTATGGGAAAAATCATTAGAATGGAAAAAAGAATTAATATAAATACGTTATATAACTATGATACAGAAAGTTAAGATTGCTACAATAAAGTCAAACACACACAATCCTAGAGTAATTAAAGATTATAAATACAAGAAGTTAGTTAAGTCTATCCAGTCCTTTCCTGAGATGCTTCAGCTTCGCCCTATTGTAGTTAATAAAGATATGGTTGTTCTTGGAGGTAATATGAGATTGAAGGCTTGTGAAGAAGCTGGATTAAAAGAAGTGCCAATTATTAAAGCAGATAATCTTACAGAAGCTAAACAAAAAGAGTTTGTAATAAAAGACAACTTAAATTATGGTGAGTGGGATTGGGATATGTTAGCAAATGAATTTGACCTAATGGATTTAGATACTTATGGTTTAGATTTAAACCCTACATTATTTAATAACGAAGATGATGATAGTATTGATGGTGTGACAGATGACAAGTTTAATGACTATACTATATACTTTACAAATGAGCAAGAGTTAGATATTTGGTATGCTTTTATGAAGAAAATAAAAAACAACTTTAGTGAACACGATAATGTCTCAGCAAGAATCTTAAAATATATTGCAGAAGTTTATGATGATAACAATATGACAGATAGTAAAAGAATACTTAAACTAATAGAATTTGATGTAGATGGCGACTCTTAAAGATTTAATTTACGAAGGCAGAAATGTATATGAAGCAGCACTAGATAGAATTGACAAGATATATAACTCACACGATGAGGTTTGGGTAAGTTTTTCTGGTGGTAAAGACAGCTTATGTATGTTGAAGTTAGTTGAAGAATACTTTGAGAAGAACAATTATACTGAAAAAATTAATGTAGTTTTTAGAGACGAAGAAGTCATTAATACAATGGTTAGAGAATTTGTATTAACTTTTGTAGACAACCCTAAATACAATTTTAGATATTACACTACACAATTAGAAAGTGAGATATATGTTTTAGGTAAGAAAAAAGAATATATACAATGGGATGAGAATAGAAAATGGATAGTTGATAAACCTGAATGTGGAATAACTGAAAAAGGAGTTTACAATCAATGGAAATTTGATAAGGTTTTATATGAAAAGAAGAACAAAAGAGTTTGTAGTATGACTGGAATACGTGCAGATGAAAGTCTAATTAGATTCTCAGGTATTACGAATAGTAAGGTTTGTCATTTGACTAAGAATCCACATTTAAAAAATGCCACATTAGGTAAACCAATATATGATTGGAAAGAAAAAGATATATTCAAATACTTCTATGATAATAAGATAGAATATTGTAGTGTTTATGATATGCAGGTATTCAACAAAGATAGCTTGAGAGTTGCTACAGTACTACACGCAGAAGCAGCTAAAAACTTACATAAAGTTAAAACGCTAGACCCAGTATTATACAATCAAGTTTTAGATGTTTTTCCTGAAGTTGAGGTACAGGCTAGATATTATAAAGATGCAATAAAAGGTAACACTCCAAAGATTGCTTTTTTCTACAAGGATAAATGTGGTGGTGATTATTGGGATGCTATAAGTCTATATATAAAAGAAACAATAACAGACAAAGTACAATATAATACTGCATTGAAAAGAGTGATGACAGTTAGAAGAGCTAGAAGAAACAATGTCAGAAATGATAATGTATTTGGTGGTTATCCTGCTTTATATGTGTTTGGTAAGATTATTGGTGGTGCTTATAAGCGTGAGATACAACCAACAGGTGAACAAAAAAAGTTATATTTTGAATTTGAAGATTTGTCAGTTAGAACATAGTTTTGTATATCTTGCTTTTGCTAAATACCTCAGAAAAGAGAGAGTAGCTATAAAAAAAGATGATATTAAAACACAATATATTGGATGTAAAGATGAATCTGATATAGTTGGAGTTGTAGGTTTCCAAGAATTAGCAGAGAATCACATTAGATTTAAAACCGATTACGTTTATAAGAAATATAGGGGTAAAAAAATATACTCCACCTTGTGGAAAGCTCGTATGAGCCTTATCTTTATGAATAAGAAGGTAGAGAAAATCTCTGCATTTTGTACTAAGATGAGCTTACCGAAGTATTTAAAGGAAGGTTTCATAGTACAGAAGATAAACACAAACGGTATAACTTACGTAACAAAACAACTATGAGAACTTACAAAAACTGGACAGGAAAATTTAGATTAGAATCTTTAAAGCTCACAAACAAGGCTAAAACTCAAGGATGGATTCCTGAGCCTAGAGAATGTAGAAGATGCAAACAAAACAAGGGTATAATCCATTTACATAATGAGGATTATGATGTGACTTATTATACTTTAAGAGAAGTATTTGATAGATTCCCTATATCAATTACAACTAAAGAGATTGAAGCAGTAAATTTAGTGTTAGAACCACTTTGTTGGAGATGTCATATGATGCACCATAGTATTAGAAGAAACAAAAACGCAGTAATACAATACTTTGAAGAAATAAAAGATGGAAAACAATATCCACCTATTTTTAAACACGATTTTACAATATTAAAAAGAGACCATAATGTATAAAGAAGAACCTATATCAAGAGTTGAATGGATTAACGTAGATGACCTAAACGCTAACGAATACAATCCCAATGTAGTATTAAACAAAGAGCTAAAGCTTTTAGAGTTGAGTATTATGACAAATGGATGGATTCAACCTGTATTAATTAACCGAGATAAAAGTATAATTGATGGATTTCATAGAACCTTTTTATGTAAATCTAGTAAAGCAATACGTGAGAAATATAAAAATAACGTACCTTGTGTTGTAATGGACTTGACAGAGCCAGAGAGAATGCTATTGACTATAAGGATAAACAGAGCAAAAGGTAACCATATAGCCATTAAGATGCACGACATCATTAAAACGCTTATTGACAAGTATGGGGTAACTAAAGAACACATTATAAAGTCTATTGGTGGTACAAAAGCTGAGGTAGATTTGTTATATAAAGATGGTGTATTTGATGCACTAAATATTAAAGAACATAAATATAGTCAAGCGTGGAAAAGTCCAAAAACAAAGTAGAAAAAAAACAACAAAAACAACACATTAAAAAGGAAGCGTTTTTAGAAGCTCTTGAGAAGTCAATGGGTATAGTGTCTCAAGCCACGAAAAAGTGTGGTATAGACAGGACTACGCCATACAGATGGATGAAAGAAGATAGAGAGTTTGATGATAAAGTAACTGAAATACAAAATGTAGTAGGTGATTTTGCTGAGGGTAAACTTTATGAGTTAGTGAACAATGGAGTTCCAAGTGCTGTAATTTTCTTATGTAAAACTAAATTTAAAAACAGAGGATATGTTGAACGAAGTGAGATTACAGGAATGGATGGTAAGAATCTTGATATAAATATAGAAGTTGTCTATCCAGTTAAAAACGACTAAGGTATTTGAACACTTAGAAACAAGTGTCAAAAGAATAATTGTAGAACAAGGTGGTACTCGTTCAGGTAAAACCTACAACATACTCATTTGGATAATATTCAAATATTGTATGATTCATAATAACAAGACTGTCACTATATGTAGAAAACACGGACCAAGTTTAAGAGGTTCTAGTATGAGAGATTTCTTTGAGTTATTACAAACCCATAATTTATATAGTGAAGAGAGACATAGTAAAAGTCTAAATGAATATAGGCTGAATAATAACCTAGTAGAGTTTGTGTCACTAGATGAACCCCAAAAGATTAGAGGTAGAAAACGAGATTTGCTTTTTATAAATGAGGGTAATGAATTGACTTATGAGGATTTTTTCCAATTAAACATAAGAACAGCAGATAGAATTATTATAGATTATAATCCATCAGACGAATATCATTGGATATATGATGAGATAATAGAACGAGATGACTGTGATTTTTATATAACTACATACCTTGATAATCCGTTTTTAGACTCAGCTCTTGTTCAGGAAATTGAACGTCTTAAACATACTGATGAGCTTTATTGGCAGATATATGGATTAGGTCAAAAAGGTAGCTCTGAATCTATAATCTTTACACATCACTTAATTGATGATGTTCCTGAAGATGCTAACTTTATTTCATTTGGTTTAGATTATGGGTATACAAATGACCCAACAGCATTAGTTGGAATTTGGATTCAAGATAATAACTTATACATCAAAGAGTATATATATCAGACTATGATGACTGGTAAAGATATTCACTATAAGTTTCAAGATATAGGAATTAACAAGGAAATGATTTGGGGTGATTCAGCAGAGCCTAGATTAAATGATGAGCTAAGGAGAATGGGATGGAATGTAAAAGGCAGTATAAAAGGTAGAGATAGTGTGAACGCAGGTATTGATTTATTGAAGAGACATAAGATATTCATAACCAATGATAGTAAAAATGCTATTCAAGAATTTAGAAACTACAAATGGTTAGAAGATAAAGCAGGTAAACTTACAAACGTACCTGAAGATAGAAACAACCATATAATTGATGCTGTTCGATATGGTACTTATAGCATAATATCAAGACCTACATTTGGTAAATACACTTTACATTAAAATAGTTCTGTACAGTTTTGTCAGTAAGTTATTATTCCTTATCTTTATGGTATAATTAAAAACAAACATTATGACAGACAAATTAACAGACTTAAGAAACACTAGAAAAGCAGACCTTTTAACAGTTACACCTGAAGAACACAGAGCTTTAATTGGTATTGCAGTTACTGTAAGAACATTAGTAGCATACAGTAAAAAAGGTGATGCCTTTAAATTTATGGTAGAATCTTCTATTGATGAGCTAGAAAAAAAATTAAAGAACGAAACATTAAACTGGTTAAAATGATAACACTACCTAAATACAAGCAAAACCTAAAAATACTAGGAAACGATGTGTGGAGTTATTCAACTATTGTAGCTAGAATTGAAAACAATGATTTAATACAATTAGGTTATTGGTCAATGACAACACAAAAGCACATTAACTATGTAGCTGATTATTTTGATTTGGTATTGATAAAAGAATGATGCAAAAATTGCAAAATCTTAAAGACCTAGAATACTATGCAGCATTTATATCTAGTAATGAGATAGTCAGAAAATGGCTAGAAGCAAAACCTGATAACAAAGAATTGAATCTTTTAGCTAAGGATATGGTTGAGATTTTCTTTTACGTTAATCAATTACAACAAAATGATAGGTTGAATCAATCTATAATATCAGAATACAGAGAAGAAAAAAACAAAGCAATATTAAAACTTAGAAAACTAGAAAATGGCTGATGCAAGAGATTACTTAGATGACTTATTAGACCCATACAATCAACCTGAGTTTGAATGTGATGTATGTGGCAAACCAATGCACAAAGATGAGAATTATTGTAGTGCAAATTGTTGGGAAGCAGATATGTTGTAAGAATAACTTGGGAAAACTTACAACACTGAAGAGGGGTGGCTAGAAATAGCTGCCCTTTTTTTATTATCTTAGTATTATATAAAAACTAACTTTAAATACGTTATATAAATATGAAACTAAGCATTGATATTCCTACTTCACTACAAGACATCTCTTTAAGTCAATATAAAAGGTACTTAAATATATCTAAAAAGAACGAAGATGATAGATTCTTGAACGCAAAAATGATTGAGATATTTTGCAACGTGAAACTAAATGATGTGATGAGAATGAAGCTGAATGATTCACAGGAAGTGGTAGAGACATTATCTACAATCTTTAATTCTAAACCTAAATTAGTCCATAAGTTTAAATTAAACAAAATTGAATATGGATTTCAACCTCAGCTAGACGAGTTAACACTTGGAGAATACATTGACTTAGATACTTATATTGCAGATTGGGATAATATTGAAAAAGCAATGAATGTATTATACAGACCAATAGAAAATAAGTTTAGAAACAAGTACTCTATAGAAGAATATAAAGTTGGTGATGACATCAAACTGTTGAATATGCCAATGGATGCTGTTATGAGCTCAATTTTTTTTTTGTGGAATTTAGGGCTAGACTTGTCGACAACTATGACGAACTCTTTGGACAACAAGGAGAGCCAAGCCTTGACAGACTATCTGTCTTTGCAGGAAAATGGGGATGGTATCAATCACTTTATGGGCTCTCTAACGGAGATATTACGAAATTTGAAAGTGTCTCTAAATTAAACGTACACGAATGTTTTATGATGTTAGCATTTATGAAGGAAAAAGCAGATGTAGAAAAATCACAAATTAAAAGTAAATTTAAATGAGCAATCAAGGTGTAAGAGGTTTTTATCAGTTAACTGAAACTATTAAAGATGAGTTATTAAAAGATGTGAATATCAATACAGTAACAACTGGTGATATATCAGATGTTAACTTAAACAAACAAGACATATTCCCTTTAGGACACATTATCATAAACAGCGTTAGTGATGAAGAACAAGTATTAAGATTTAATATAAGCGTTTTAGCTTGTGATATTGTAGACCAATCTAAAAAAGAAACAGTAGATAGATTTAGAGGTAATAATAATGAACAAGATATTTTAAACACTCAATTAGCTGTTGTTAACAGACTTATTCAGAGATTAAGAATGGGAACTCTTTTTACTGATATGTATCAATTAGAAGGCAATCCACAATTAACACCTTTTTATGATAGGTTTGAGAATCAGTTAGCAGGATGGACTGCTACAATGGATGTGATGATATACAATGATATATATATTTGCTAATGAAATATAACAATTTAAGTTTACAGATAAATAAATATGGTAAATATGTAATTCAACAAGCAAGAAGTATTTTAACTAAATCTAATAAAGGTGGAGGAACTTTGTACAACTCATTAGAGTATAGAGCCTTACAAACTAATACTATTGGAAACCCAATTAATTTAGACTTCTATATGGAAGATTATGGAATCTTTCAAGACTTAGGTGTAAAAGGAGCTAATCCTGCTTTAGTGAAGAATGGGAAACAAAAAGCTCCGTTAAGTCCTTTTAGTTATAAGAGTAAAATGCCTCCAATGCAAGTGCTTAAAACGTGGGCAAAAAATAAGAATATAAGATTTAGAAATAAAGATGGTACTTATTCAGCAGGTAACTATGATAGAATTGCCTTTTGGTTACAGAAACGAGTATTTGCTCAAGGTATAAGTCCAACTTACTTTTTTACAAAACCTGAAGAAGCAGGATTACAGAAATATAATAAAGATATAATTAATGCATTCGTCAAAGACGTTGATATTGATTTAAATTTTCCAAAAAATACATAGATATGTCACAAGTACTATTAAGGTCTCCAAGATACGAAACGCAAACAGCAGTTGCAAATGCAGTAAAAACAACTTTGAAACTATATGTAAATGCACAGAGTACAAGTGATGCAACCACATTAAGATATACAATTCAAAAGGATTGTGTAGCAGGACAGCCAGTTTTATTTGAAATATCAGATTTATGTAATGATTATTTAGTTATGACATTTAATGGTACATATTTAGAAACAAACCCATTATCAATAAAGGTAGAAATTAACTTTCAAAATGCAGCAGGTTCAGATATATCTGGCTCAACACAAACTAAAAATCATAGAGGTTATGCAGGTTATGATATATTTAAAGCAGGTGCAAACCCTGTTATTTCAACAAGTCAAATGCAAAGTGTAAGGGTATTAATGTTACCAACTTTAGTAGCAGGTCTTGTGCCTTATATAAACTTAACAACTCAGCCAAGCAAACAAATTAAATATCACAGTATTTCAACTACAGATATAGGCACACATACTGTTGAAGGTTTAGTTTACACTATTTTTAGAACAGATTGTAGTAAATATGGAATAGGTAATAAAGTTACATTTATAAACAAATATGGAGCATTGCAAGACCTTTGGTTTTTTACTAAAAATGTTATTTCATTTACAACTAAAAATGATAGTTTTCAATCTAACATAATTTCTAATACAGGTACTTATAGCACAACAAGTGCAGGTGTTACTGTATTTAATAAAACAGCTAAACAAAATTTCTCTTTGTCATCAGGTTTTTATCCTGAACAATTTAATCCTTTTTTTGAAGAACTTTTATTATCAGAACAAGTATGGATTACATTTGATGAGACAATAGCTGAACAAAAAGCAATACCTGTATTGGTGACAGAAAGCTCTTTAACAAAGAAAACAAGTGTAAATGATAGATTAATAGAATATACTATGGGCTTTGAGTTAGCAGCAGATTATATAAATAACGTAAGATAAATGCAGAAATTACAATTATATATAGATAGTAATTCAGATGTTGAGATATTAGATTTGGTAAGAGTTGATTTATTTAAAGATGAACAAATTACCATAAACGATAGTATAATAAATGTTAAAGATATTGCTAAAGTATTTACTTCATTTTCACAATCATTTACATTACCTGCTAGTAAAACAAATAATCAGTTATTTAAACATTACTATAATTTTGATATAATAGGTGGTTTTGATGCACGATTAAGAAGAACAGCAAAAATTGAAATAAACACAATTCCTTTTAAGAATGGTAAAATTCAATTAGAAAGTGTACAGTTAAAACACAATAAACCATTTTCATATAAAGTTACATTCTTTGGAGATGCAATTACTATAAATGATGTTTTAGGTGATGCTCAATTAAGTGAATTAGATTATGCTGATAAAGCATCTGGTCTGACATCAACAACATCAACAGGTAAATTAATTGATGCTAATGGTGCTTTTTTAACTTCAGTTTCACCAGGTGATAGAGTACAAAATAAAACAGCTTCTACTTTCACAATGGTAGAATCGGTTGATAGCAATACACAACTAACTTTAAAGACTAACATATTTACAGGTGGTCAAGATTACGTTATTAGCTTATCGCCTTTTTATGATAATGATAGTGTATTTAAAAAGATGCAATTAAGTACAATAAACACAGAAGTTAATAGTGTTGTAGTACCTTTAATAACACACACTCAGAGATATACCTTTATGAGTGGTAACAATCATTACGTTGGTAATTTAAAGTTCCATACAGGCTTGCAAAATGACCACGGAGTAAATTATACAGATTTAAAATATGCGTTAAGAATAAGTGAAATTATCAAAGCAATTACTGCTACTTTCCCTGCTTTAGATTTTACATCAGATTTCTTTACATTTTCAAATAAACCTTATTCAGGATTGTTTATGTGGCTACATCGTAAGGCAGGAGATGTGAGTACATTACAACAAGTGCAGACATTTAATGCAGCTACTCAATGGACAGGAGTTAGTGGCGCAGATGTGTTTGCTTTAAGGCAAGGAGCAAATTTAAGAATATTAAATGAGTTTGATAATGGTGGATTTCAAAGCACTACTGGATTTTTATTTGTACCAGATGATTTAAATCGTGAATATTCTTTGACTATGTTTAAAGATAATCAAGTAATTTTCTCTAATAGTAATGTTACTGGTAACACAACTGTACCAGATTCTGCAATGCTTGGAACAGGGAGTACATATGAAGGTATTTATTATGCAACAATAGCTGTAACAACAGTATTAAATTTTACTTGTTCAATAACTTTAAATGGAACTTATCAAGGTAGTAATGTAAGTGGACAATATACTGGAGTGGTAAATGTAGTGACAAATGTAGTATTTAATATAGAAGAACAAATCCCACAAATGAAAGTTTTAGATTTCTTAACTGGATTATTTAAAATGTTTAATCTAGTTACTTTTGTTCAACCAGATGGTAAAATATACGTAGACACCTTAGATAATTTCAACGCTAATGAAACATCAGCAGATAGTCCATATGACATAAGTAAATACATAGATACAAGCTCTAATAATGTAGATGTAGCAGTACCTTTTAGACAAATAAACTTTAATTTTGAAGGGTTAGGTTCGTTTTTAACTACACAATACACTCAGCTATTTAATGATGAATGGGGTGGCTTACGATTCACTAATCCAAGCGTAGATAGAGGTGGGATTTATGATGTGATAGCACCTTTTGAGCACGTTTTATATGAAAGGTTGATTGATTTAGAAACAGGTAGTCAGACAAATATTATGTTTGGTTATATGGTCAATGAACAACAAGAAAAATACATTGGTAAACCTCTACTTTTTTATCCTATAAAGAATAGTAATCAAGGTAGTATATCGTTTTTAAATAATGGAACAACTGCAGTTGAAATGAATCAATATCTAGTTCCTTTAAATAGTCCATTTCGTGACCCAGCTACAAACAAAGCAAATATAAACTTTGGATTAATGACAAATGAATTTACAGGTGGTAGTGAGTTTACCACTACTTTATTTGAATCATATTATAAAACCTATATAGAAAACGTATTCTCAGAAAAAGCTAGAGTAATAACTATAGATGCATATTTGCCTCAAAGTATAATAATGAATTACTCATTAGCTGATAAGTTTATTATTAATAACAATAGTTATAGAATAAACACTATAAAAATAAATCTTAATACAAGAAAAAGCAGTATTGAATTAACAACATTATGATAAAGAACATATTAGACTTGCTTCATTTAGCAAAAGGAGAAACTGAAAACATTAAGATAGCTCAAGGTAAATATGGCTTACCTAAAACTTTTAAAGGTGCATACAAACAAATTAAAAACGAAATCAAATGGCAACAGTAACTAAAACATACTCATTAAAAGTTGAAACTCAAGATAGTGAAGTTGATGAGTTAAACAAAAAACTTGAAACAACTGAAGGAGATATTCAAGGTATAGAAGATGCAGGTGATAAAATGACTGGTGGTCTTATATCTGGTTTTAAAGGAGTTTATAAAGGTGCATTAACTGCAGTAGCAGGTCTTAGGACTATGAAAGGTGCAATTATAGCAACTGGTGTTGGTGTTTTTGTTGCAATAGTAGGTTCATTAGCAGCGGCATTTTCAAATACTGAGAAAGGACAAGATATGTTAAATAAAGCAATGACTATTTTTGGGTCTGTTGTAGGTAATGTTACAGATATATTTGCAGAGTATGGAATGATGCTTATTGAAGGTTTTAAAGACCCAGTACAGTTGATGAAAGACTTTGGAAAAGCATTTGTTGATAATATAATGACTAAAATAACTTCTGCTATAGAAACTGTTGGATATTTAGGGAGTGCTTTTGGTAAAGTATTTAGTGGTGATTTTGCAGGAGCAGTAGAAGATGCAGAAACTGCAAGTAAAAAGTTTGTAGATGCATTAACAGGTGTTGAGAATTCATATGATAGGATTGTTAATTTTTCTTCAGAATTAGTTACTGAGATTAGTAAAGAAATGAAAATAGCAGGTGAAATAGCAGACCAAAGAGCTAAAGCAGATAAAATTGAAAGAAAAATATTAGTTGAAAGAGCTCAAGCAAATAAAGATAGAGCGCAGTTAATGGAACAAGCGATTAATAAGGAGATATTTTCACTAGAAGAACGTATAGAGTTTTTAAGAGAAGCAGGTAGAATCGAAGATGAAATAACAGCTAAAGAAATTGAAGCTAAACAATTAAGACTTGATGCTAAGGTTAGAGAAAATGCGCTTTCTGGTTCAACTAAAGAAGATTTATTAGAAGAAGCACAATTAAGAGCTGATTTAATAAACTTAGAAACAGCTAAATTATCTAAAGCAAAAGAAGTTACAAGTCAAATTATTGCCTTTAATGCAGAAGTAGCAGCAGCTCAGACTGCATTGGAGCTGAAACAGAAAGCCACACAAGATGCAGCAGATATAGCAGAAGATGAAAGGCAAAAAGCTATAAAAGAAAAAAACAAAATATTAGAACAACTTAAATTAGATGAAGAAGCAGTCTCATTTACACAAAAACAAGAACTAGCTCAAACTAGAGCTTTAGCAGAGTTAGAGGCATTAAATGCAACTGAAGAACAAAAAGCTGCAACTATATTATTTTGGCAAGGAAAAGTATTAGATGCAAAAATAAAAGATGCTAAAGAAGAAGGTATAGTAGATGAAGTATTACAAAAACAAAAAATAGCTATTATAGGTCAAACATTTGGTGCAATTTCTAAAATATTAGGTGAAAATTCAAAAGCTGGTAAAGCCTTTGGTATTGCTCAAGCATTAACAAATACTTATTTAGGTGTTACTGAGGTTTTAAGTAATGAAACTACAATTCCTGAACCTTTTGGGTCAATTCAAAAAGCAGTCAGTATTGCAGGTGTTTTATCTACAGGTTTTGCAGCAGTAAAACAAATAAAATCAGTTACACCATCTAGTGCAGCTAGTACGATTAGCCCTCCAACTACAGGAGCAACAGCATCACCACCTGCATTTAATATAGTAGGAGCTGACAGTAATAATCAACTTGCAAGTGCAATAGGGGGTCAAACTCAACAGCCAGTACAAGCATTTGTAGTAAGTCAAGATGTAACTACTGCACAAAGTTTAGAAAGAAATATAATATCATCTGCAACAATAGGATAAATACAAAATTGAATTTTAAATACGTTATATAAATATGAAAATTGTAGAGCTGGTATTAGACGAAGAACAAGAGGAATCAGGAATTGATGCTATATCTATAGTTGAAAGTCCTGCAATAGAATCTGACTTTGTAGCATTAAAGCAAGAAGAAGTAAAACTTGCAGAAATAGATAAAGAGAAGAAAATCTTATTAGGTGCTTTATTGATACCTAATAAACCAATATATAGAAATGGAGAAGATGGAGAATATTACATATTTTTCTCTAAAGACACAATAGTTAAAGCATCACAGATGTATTTAAAAAATGGCTATCAAAATAATTCAACATTAGAACATAAAGAGGCTTTGAATGGCTTGACTTTAGTTGAGAGTTGGATTGTGGAAAGTGAAACACAAGATAAATCACGCAAGTATGGTCTAAATGTGCCAGTTGGTACGTGGATGGGCGCAGTTAAAGTTAATAATGATGAAATATGGCAAGAATATGTTAAAACAAATAAAGTTAAGGGTTTTTCTATTGAGGGTTACTTTGCAGATAAAATGGAAAGACCTAAAGAAAGTATTAAAGAAGAAATGGAAATTGATAATAAAATCTTGGAAAAGATTAAAGATATTTTAACAACAAATTAATGCAAGGTAGAAATAAAAGTAACAGAATTTTTATAGGAAGCAGAACCAGTCCTACAGGTAGTGGTAGAGCTTGTCTATGTTGGGATAGAGACACCTATTCTAGAGAATGCTGTGATGGCTCAATACACGCACAAGGTATTGGAGTTATAACAAGTGTATAGTGAAAATGCAAAATTTAAATTTTAATCCGTTATATAAATAATATGAAATCAACTGAAATGTTAAATCAAATCAAAACACTTTTAAACATCGAGGTAAAACTTGAAGAGATGAAGTTAGAGAATGGTACTATAGTTAGTGCTGAGTCTTTTGAAAAAGGAAAAGAAATCTTTATAGTATCAGACGATGAAAAGGTAGCAATGCCTGTCGGTGAGTATATGCTAGAAGATGGTAGATTAGTAGTTGTATCTGAAGAAGGTATGATAGGAGATGTTAGAGAAGTTGCTGATGAAGTTCCTGCAAAGGAATCTGAAGAAGGTGAAGAAATTACATCTGACCTTAAAAAAGAAGATGAGTACGCAGAAGATGGTGAAGAAGAAAAAGAAGAAGAAGAAAAAGAAATGGCAGATGAAGGTAATTATGTTACTAAAGATTCTTTTAGAGAAATGGAAATTAAAATCCAGAACTTAGAAGATGCTATCTCAGACCTTAAAAAAGATAAAGTAGAAGCTTCAGACGAAGCTGATAAATCTTTAAAATCTAGAACAGTTAAAGAGGAATTTGAAGCTGCTTCTAAACCAATTAAACAC